GTCTATAATCCAAAAATATAACCGATTATGCCCCTGGGAATGTTGCACCAGTTGGGAGAATGTTGAATTCTAACTTAATGAATTCAGCAGTCTTTGTTGGTTGGAGATACAATTGACCAACCAAGAGATTACGGTCAATTACGTCTGGTGTATTATTGGTTTCGTCCATAATAACACGGAATGCGTATAGACCTGAACGTTCTTGGACATTTGCCAAGAATGGATTTACGATGTTGAGGAATCTACGACGAGTTACTTCAACATTTTGTTCGAATACGAGGAATCGTGCTGAACTTGCGATGAACTTCTTAACGGTGATTAACAAACGACGAACGTTTACACGGTCAAGAGCTGATGAACGGCGTTGGAGGGTCTTTTGTCCCCACACACAAATACCTTGTCCTGGGAATTGTGCGATTGGATTAATCTTGCCTTCATATAATTCATCACGATTTGCTTGTGTTAATCGTGTCTTAACACCTGCTGCTCCTGGAATTCCACCACGATTCAAACCTGCTGGTGCAAACCATTCTGCTGAGGTATTATCACTATATGCGTATACTTCTGGGAGAACTGCTGATGGTGGAACAAATGCAAACTTGTTTGTATCTGAATCCAACACTCTTACCCAAGGATAGTATGCTGCTGCGTAGTTACTATCAATTAATGCTGCGGTGTTGATTGCTGAGGTAATCGTATCACTTGCACCTACGATGTCCATAATATAGAAACAATCACCACGAGTTTCACAAACATTCAATGCGTAATTTGCGATATATGAATGTTGTGAATATACAACACCAGGTAATACCAACAAGTTAATATCAAATGTGTCTGGATTTGCAATTGCATCAAGTGCTTTCTTATATGCACGTGAACCTGCGGTAGTTGATGTACTTAAATCAAATCCTTGTGTATTTGTTGCTGTAATACCATCGTACATATTGATTAATCTTGCTGGATTTAATCCGTCAAATCCACCTTGGAATGGAACGGTAAACTTCAAGAATGCTGCCAATGATGGTGCACTTCCTGCAAGATATTGTGTTACTGTAAAGTTAGTACCTGTACCTGGTTCGTACAATTCATTTGATGCCAAATTTTCAAGACTGAATGCTGAACCAACAGTTGCAGAGCCACTTGGAATAGGTGCTAAGAACGATGTGTTGGTATTTGGTACAGTTGAGAATTGATAGCCATAATATTCATTTACATTTTGTGTAGCTGTGGTACTATAACCACGAGTACTTCCTGACACCCAAGTAGATACTGTATAGGTTGGTGCAACAACTTCAGAAGTTGATGTACCGATTGGTGAACTTAATGCAGCAAATCCAAATGGTAATGCATCCGATGATACATTTTCAGATCCTTCTGCCATTTCAACACGAATATAACGTGAGTTATTTTGGAAATCACCTTGGAAATAACGTTCACCAGTATTTGGGTCATTTACAGGTGCACTATTACCGATACGACGAGCAATGTAGTTTGGACTATCTGGATCTAATGTTAATCCATCATATTGTTCTAATACACTTGGAACTGCATCTGTGTCATTAAAATCACGAACTTGAAGTGTGAATGTACCATAATCACCTTCAATTAATGCCTTCTTTGGTCCTAAGATAGAAATCTTGACTTCCTTGTTTGCGGAAGTTCCATCACTTAATGTGTGAACCTTAAACAAGTTTTGGTTGACACCACCAAGTTCTTGTGATTGAATCCAAGGTGTTGATGCGAATGTGTAGGTTCCATATGTTGAACCAGACAACATTAATGCATCTGAATTTACAGCTGCTTCAATTGATACCGATGCACCACCACTTACTATAGCTTCTGGGAAGATAGAGTAAATATATGCACCCTTTGTACCTGTTGGTCCAAAGGTAAAGTAGTTTCCGATATATCCACCAGCAGTTGATGTTGATGATAGTGATGATCCTGTGAATGAACCACCGGTGGTTGTTAGTGCGATACTAAAGTTTGAACTTGCTCCACTACCAGTTACTGCGGTAATGTCACTACCAGAAACGGTAGGATGAAGAATTGCATAAACAAACGAACCACTAGTTCCAGTTGCTTTAACAACTACTGGTGTGTGAGTTGCGTTGTCATATCCGTCTAGACCAAGAACACGAACAACCGTTGCTTGTCCTGATTCACGAAGATAATTCTTAACTGTTGAACCCAAGAATGACTTACCATCAGGTACACCAAACTTAGCTTCAAAATCAGTTGGACTTGTAACTATAGTAGGAATAAATGCTGGTCCTCTTGGTGTTGGACCAATAAAAGCACCAGCAATTTCACCGACCCCTTGTTCTAGGAAACTAAGGTCACGCTCTTGTGTGAAAACGCCAGGACTAACAATGCGTTCTGCCATACGGAATCTCCAATATTACTTATTTTTCAGGGGTAAATACACCAGTTTCTACATCCAAAGAACCCATTCCATACTTTTGTAAAAGCCCGTCAATTACTTGTTTTTCTTTTGCGAGCAATTCTTTATATTTTGCTACTTGTTCGTTTAATCGTGTTTTGACTGACGTTAAATCTTCTTCCATTAAATCATGCGTCAACTTTAGTTGTCCCGCATTAGAAATAACACCAACAATCTCATCACGTAAACTTTTAACAGACGATAATTCTTCGTCTGTTATCTTTGTACCTTCACTCATATAACCTCCTTAAATATATTCGTACTCGTATTATAAATATAGATTATTTTCGTCAAACATTACTTTTAACCCTCTTCTACCTCAGTAAAAGTAATGATTTTTTTAGTGGAAAATCTTTGTTGGGTAGTACGCATTACCTTGTTGTATTTATCCAACATTTTCTCTGGTAAGAGATATGCATTGACATTCAAGGTAAATGTTGTTCTAACAAGTCTATCTTGGACGTTGGGTAAAACGGTATCCATTTTATATTCATTTATATTAGTATAAAATTTATATTGCCCCCGTTCACCCCAATATTCGTCATCTTCAAAAGATACTTGTTCTACAACCTTATTCATTTGTTCCACATATTCCGTCCAAATGACACATTCATATGTGAGGTCAAAATAATCTGGGGTAACGGTTGCCACCAATTGTTTAACTGGTCGTATTCCATTTACCGCTGCGAATCTGTCATATGGATTGTACTTGTTCCATCCACGGGGTTCAAAATCATGTTCCAAATATTTGTTGACCGATGAATTAATTTTACTCTTTTTCATACTAATTCTACGTAGCATGATAATCGGTAGTTGTATTTTATTGAATTTATCTCTTAATACCCCGTCTTTTTGAACACTTTTCCAGCGTTCGGGATTTCCATAAATCACTGGAACTTTTACCGATTTACCATCTTGTGTGAGAATTGGTTCTATTCTATTAGTCAAATACTTAATCAACGTTTCATCAATCGTCATCAATGTGATACTGATTGGCATATCACTTGCATCCGACTTTGTATCATTTGCACGATTTTGATATTCCGTTGGCTGCTTATTGTCTGTAGCTTGTTTTATTAGTTGTTCTGGTGTTCTATTACTATAATCGGCCATTAGGTATTAGCCTCCTCAATTTGAATACCACTACGACGAGTCAAATGTGCTGAACAAATGATTGAGTGGGTATTGTATGGTTGTCCTGCGACCAATTGAACATCATTTGTATTATCTATTTCATAATACAATCCATTATATGATACAATATCACCAGCTTCAGGATATACATCTACTTGTTCTAACAATGACCGAACAAATCTAAATTCAATATTTTGCATCGTGTCCAAACCAAACCCATCTTTAGTATCTTGATTTGTTTTTGGATACTTGACCAATGCCTTCAATTCTACAGGTGTATATCTTGCCTTTTCCGTTGCTTCACCATATAGGTTGACAGCAGTGGTTTCTAATGCAATTTTATATAAAATTACATCAACATCAACAACATCAACAACTATTTCACGATTGATATGTTGAAAGAAAGTAAAATCTTTTTGAGATACGAAACGTGGCATATTATCCGATGTAAATTAAATTTGGAACTTTAGAAAACATTTCTTGCATCATTTTTGCGTTTTCTGCTTGCTTCTTCATTTGTGCCTGTAATCCAGTTTGCTCCAATGTATCACGAATTTCTTTAATGAGAAGGTCACGTTCTTCTTTCCCTTCACGACGAAGTGTATCTCCGTCTAATTTTATTTCAGCGTCTGGAATAGGAATTCTATCGTATTTACCACGAATGTTTCCTAAAGTTTCCTTTGCTAGTGCAAGAGTATATCTAAAAATCCAATTTCTACCTATAGAATTTATACTATAATATGGTATGTGATTATAAGGAACATTTGAAAAATCAGATACTAATGATGTTGAACTATCATATGTTGTACCTGCTCCTTGCTTATCTCCTACTACGATGTAGTCAAACCATATGGTTGCATTTTGTTTAAAGATAGGACTAAATCTAACTATATTATTTGATATTTCAAACGAATACTGACTCTTACGAATCATATCATTGACTTCGATTGCTTGAATACGAAGTAAATCTTCGTATGCTGGCATCATCACGAATGTT